CTCCTGGTTGTGTCTACAGAAATGTACGAAAAAGGAGCGTGCGAAGGCGTGTTAGTATTTCCGCCGCTAGACCCTGGCAACAATGAATTACCTATGGGAACACCCAGACTCATCCCCTCGAGCGATCTGCTTATGTGGAGGGATGCGGTGGGAGGACCAGAAAGTGACGACATGTCAGGAGAGGCGTGCGGGGACGGCTTTCACAGCCAGTACCAGGGAGAAGGTGCTGGTGGGCGGGAACAAGAACACCCGCGAGACACGAAAAGAAAGGTAGTGTCTAGCAGCGAGGAGCAAAACCTCCGCGCTGCGGCTCTGGTAGATGCCAGAGTTGGTGGGCAGGCTGGCAGCCTGTTTGGTGCGAAAGAAAAGGTAGCATCAAGGTCTCTGGAGGGGTTCGTACTTCCAGAGGCACCCTCGGTGGAAACTGAGGAACTGCCGTGGCAGGGGGTGCCACAGGCGAAGCGGCAAAAAGTCGCTCGTCTAAGAACCCCCATGGCGGCGCTGTTTGTGGCGCCGCTTGACCTGCCCCGGACGCTTGAGAATCGTCTTAGGGTGGGCATTGCGTTGTTTACTCCTGCTCGCGGCCATATCACGGCTGCGACGGGTCAGCTGGTTTCCAAAATCCAGATTGGTACTGTCGGGCGGTGGCTACTTGCTCGGTGGAATGTGTTTACAGCGCGGTGGGACCTAGTGACAGGGTGCACCGGGAGGGAGGGAAAGTCGTGTGGCCACGGGTTTGAAGAGCGATATCGCGAGATTCGCTTCAATTGCCTGATGTTGCACGGCTACTCGCCCACCACGGCGATGAAGTTCATAGCGCATGCAGACTCAGATGACAATATCCGGGTTTACGATCTTACGCTGAAGACGACGCGGACGGGTATTGTTCCCGGCTACGTGGGTCTGACGCGGAGTGTGCGCGGGGCTGCATTGAATGGTGCAAACGGGGAGTGGACAGGGACTGATGATATGGCGTCTTCGGAAGACGCCTCGTTGTCGGCCTTTGCCCCCTACGTGCCGTCTCTCCCTGTTGCGAAGGCAGCGGAAGTACCTGGTGGGGGCCAGGGTTCCGATGTTCCACCCCCAAAACCTCCTAGTCCGAAGCCAAGCTACGCCGATGCCGTGAAGGCCGGTGCGGATATCGTCAAGAAAGTCAACAGTGGGGCTGTGGCTGGAGGGCGAGCTGGCAAAGGCAGGAGTAAGCCTGGGCCCGAAGGCGCGTGCCACATCTGTCAAAAGAGTGGTCATTTCGCTAGGGCGTGTCCAAAAGCGGCGGAGCACAACCGCCGTTCCGCTTCCGGCAAGCCGCGGAAGAACAGGACGGAGAAGAGAAAAGCCGCTGCTGATCGCGACCAAGCCGATCAAGCAGACGCCGATGCGGGAGCAGCCGACGCTGCAGTTGCAAAACTGCAGGAGGAAATGCAGGGCGCAGCAGACATTATTTCAGTGCTAGGTGAGCGGAACAGCGAATTGGAAGCGGAGGTGAAAGCCTTCCACTCCTTGCTCGATGCCATCAAGCTGTCCTTGAATTCTGTCGATGCTGATGCGCTTGCTATCCATCTTAGGTTGCACCCCATCGAAGGTAGGAGTGGAAAGGAGGCATTGTTAGAGTATGTCGAAATGTGTGAAAAGACTGGGAATCGATCTTCCCTTGAATTTGTGCAGCGGGAACTGATGAAGGTGCCGCTGAGCAAGGTTCATGCAACTTTCGAAGGAATCGACCACCACTTTCCGCCGACATACAGGGAACTCATTCCCGACATTTATATGTTCATCCCGTTCATACAGCGTATCCAGCACTTCAAGACACCATTGAAGATTGTGTTTGGTTTGCTGCTATGGTTGAACTTGACCGTGGGGCTTTTTAGCCTATACGTGTCGCAACAGCACAGGGCCGCTCCGTGGGTTCTGTTGACTGTGCTTAATGTCGTGGGGCTGGCGGTGGTATCCGTACTGCTGGCTATGATTCTCTGGCCCAGGCGCCTTCCCGCGCGCGTGGTTCATACCTTCCGCTATCTGGCACCATCCGTGGCAATGAAAGAACTCTTGTCCATCGATCGGCGCAACATGGCGAACCAGAGTGTTCGTGCTCTGGGGAGGATGAAGCCGTACGAGATTCAACACACCGTTCAGATTGAAGTGCTCTTCGAACGTCTGTCGCTGTGGAACTCGTTCGCACCTTTGAAGTTGCTCTATGGAGCACTTTGTGGGTTCCACAAGCGTGATGAAACCTGGGTAGATATTGCTGAAACGCAACTGTCCTTTTCCTTCGACAACAGCTACGCGCTGGAGTTGGATCAGAATGGAAACGCTAAGTATTTCTATGTCAGTCTCCACTGCCCTCAAATTGTCCCCAACCTCGACGGTCTCATGGCCGACGAGACTCTCCTGCGGTTTCTTTCGACAACTGCGCGAAACATGCTACCAGGCCAGTATTCCTTCGACTTGGCCACGAAGCACGTCGCGCAGCTGCTGTGTACCAACGGAGCTGTGGCCAGCAATCTCTTCTCGAGTGCAAGCAATTCGGTGTTCCATACCGCTTATGTCTTGGCTCTAGTTGGGCACCTGCGTTTGTTGTCTTCGACAAAGCAGGCGACGCTGGGTCCGCAGCAATGGGCTTTTTAGCAGCCCCAGGTCCCCGCAGCAGGCGCTACCTCTACGGTTATCAAGTCGATGAAGTCGATTTGACCCAGAGCATTGTTGATAACCTGTCACCCAGCCCTCCCACACATGGGGCGGTTCAAATGGTAATGACAGGGAACCCGATGCTCCGGAGTCCGGAGATGGTGGCACTCCCTGCTGCGGTAACAGGGGCAGTCTTCTTTCGACCCGACACGGGAGATGGACTGTCACTGGGCCTGGGGCTTGTGAAGCGCTTGATCCACGAGCGCCCAAAGCCTGACCTACGCTTACTGGATGAGCTAGAAGCTGAAGCACTAAAGTATTGTGAGGAGAAGTTCACGCCGTTAACGGCTGCTGATATCGATGATACACTTGTTTGGATTGACAAAGCTAATCAACCAGAATCGGTAAAGAGTAACTACCGAAGGTCCCTTGAGGATCTGAAGCTTGGTAAGGTGCAGCCCCATAAGGTGCATATCAAGAAAACATTCACGAAAGCGGAATGGTATGACAAGCCAAAATTTCATAGAGCTATACAGTCTCCCTCAGATCATGAGAAGGTACTGGAAGGGCCTATAATTGCGGCTATGGAAAGGCAGCTCTACGCCCAACCAGAGTTCATCAAGAAAATCGCTAGACGTGAGTGGCCGGCCTATATTTCCTTAGTTTGCGAGGGGATTGGGCTGGTACCGTACTCGTGTGACTTTGAGTCATTCGAAGCCAGTTTCGTCAAAGAGCTGATGCGGCGTCTCGAACTTGTGTTCGTCCGCTTCATGCTCCAGAACGTCATGGCTGAAGAGGGAGCTCAGAGTGTCGCTGAGGGTGACCGAATCAATTTTCTGCGGTCGCGCCTCGTCATGGCTTGGGTGGAGGGCACGAGGATGTCCGGAAAAATGTCCACTTCTTGCTTTAATGGCTTCTCCAACCTGGTGGTGCACCGTTTCGTAGCAATGCGTCTCAACGGGGCTACCGTTTTCCGGGGGGTGGTAGAAGGCGATGATGGCCTGTTCGTTCACAACGGACGTCAGCCTACAGCTGAGCAGTTTCTGTCGCTCGGCTTTAAGGTGAAACTGGAAAATCACGAGCACTTTTCCGAAGCATCATTTTGTGGTGTGGTATTCGCACGGGACGTTGGTACGACCGTGTGTGACCCCATGAAAGTGGTGCTAACGTGCTCGTGGGCAAGCAGACAATATGCACGCGCAAGTGCCGAGACGCTCCGCAAATTGGGAGTGGTTAAAGGACTTTCGACTCTGGCTCAGTACCCTGGTGCCCCTGTCGTCCATTCTGTAGCGCTATGGCTACTTAGGACGAACGGGTTTTCCCGGGAAAGGGAGAGCGAATACGTTAAGTGGTTCTTAGCACAGCGCAACACAACATGGTGGGACCGTGAGCTCGCCAGTCAAATTAGTGAAGTTGACGTCCAGAAGCTGATGAAGCAGCCTGTAGATGTCGCTAACCGATTGCTGGTAGCAAAGAAATTCGGAATGTCACCGGAAGTGCAACTTGAACTCGAGCGGAGATTCAATGAAGCCACCGGAGACGTCGAAGTCGGCGACCTGTTCCCTGAACCGTACCGCGTGCAGTGGCGCCGTTTCGTGCTTGGACTCGAGTGCGACGGTGATCTAGACCTGTTCCAACCGCCACTGGGACACCATTCCCTCGTATACTGGGACCGAAGCGATTACTATGCGTTGAGCAAGGATTCGCGCCGGCTGGTAGTACTCAAATCGAGCCATTGAGGCGAGGGTGGGTAAGGAGCGCTTTTAGAGCGCTGACGGTCACTTCGACCGCCCCCACTGACCCCAGAAGTGAGGCACAGCTAGCTGCCAAGACCAGGAAAAGCGAGCGTGTAGCGGAAGC